CAGTCATTTCGCTGAACGGGTCAATAGTTGGCATACCGTCCCCCGTGGCGTTGCCGAACAAAACACGATCTTTCACATGGATGCAGGCCAACCGACCCGGTTTCAAAATGCGCATTAACTCTGGTGTAAGATAATCCATCTGTTCAAAGAACTTATCGTTATCTTCATTGTGCCCAAAGTCATTGTATGTAGGCGTGTATTCGTAATGATTTGAGAACGGGATACTGGTTACGATCAGATCTACAGAGTTACTTTCCATCTTCTGACATTCCAATACATTATCGTTATTGATTGCTTTCCACAACTTTCCGGATTTTTCTTCCCGACTGGCGAACATCCAGCGCATCATCTTTTCCTCGGCCTGCAAACCGAACAAACCGTTATGCCGGACAATTTCAGTCATATTTGCGACCATTTCCCGGTGTTGTGCCCATTTCTGCATGAAGCTCTTAAATATTTCACCCTCGCTTTCGGCATAGACCAGATAGAGATCAACGGGATGCTGCTGCATAAAGCGGTATATACGGGCTATCGCTTGGAACTTATCGTTGAAGCGGTAGTCAATGAACATGATTGCTTTATGACAATGATACTGGAAGTTCAGACCTTCACCAAGCATCTCCGGTTTAGCTGCAAGGTATTTCAGCCGGCCATCTTTGAAGTCGGATATTACCTTGTCGGCTTCTTCATCGTCTTGTGAACCATAGACAGCCTTACAACCTGGAATCGCTTTGCATAGTTCCAGCCGTTCAGCTTCCAAGTCATGCCATAAAAGGAAATGGTCGTCCTTGTTTTCCGGGCGATTGATTATCTCTACCACACGGGCAATCTTTTCCTGCATGTTATCTCGGCGTTCTTTTGCCGCGTCAGCAAGTCCGAGAGCAGCCTCACGAAATATTTTCACCTGTCCGTCACGATCAGCTCCAGCCGTAGAATTGTCCACATTCACAATCTCTTCATGTACGCGGAGTTCAGGCAACTCATAGCCAGTATCCGGATAACCGAGGTCGGAAGGCTTGGTTAGGAACAACGCCCATGTAGATACCCACAACCAAAACTCTTTTTCCTTATGCGGATAAAGTGTCAAGTTATTCGCCTTCGTGCTGTCTCGCTGAAAGAATCGAGTAAGAGCCTGTCCGGTGTCCATCACACCAAGATAACCAGCATAATGTATAAGTTCCTTGTATCTGTTTGGCGAAGGTGTAGCCGTAGCGACAAACCTGTAAGGAACACCCGAGAACAACGGTAGAAACTCCTGATAGGTCTTGGTGCCGAATCCGCGCAACACGCTGGCTTCATCCAATGATGTTGCAGTAAAATAGGACGGATCTATTCTCACTCCATCCTCACCATCACGCACACGTTCGTAGTTTGTTACCATGATGTCGGTAGGACATATCATCACATCTGCCATAGTTCGGACATAAGTTACTTTCATGTGCAAGTGTTGTTCCGCTTGTGTTAGGAACTCGACTACCACACGCTTAGGGCAAACGATCAATCCCTTGCCTCCTTTATGGTTCAAGATTACCCGTAGTATTTCCAGTTGGGTGACTGTCTTTTGCATACCGAAGCTGGAGAATATAGCACGGCATCCACCGGCAACCGCCCAACGAACAGTATCTTTTACATGAGGGTATAATGTCGGGGTAATTTCTTCCGAATTAATTTCAAATCCTGTTTGATGGCTGATAGCCATCTTATTTCTTAGAAATTCTATATATTCCATGATAATTTTAATTATTTCAATTTTGTATCCACCTCCTCAAACACCACACTCTCACTATCCGGTCTATATTTGGCAAAACAAGCCGTCATATACTTGCAACTATTCGCACCACCCTTGCTACGGAAAACGCATCCGCGACAAATTACCATTTTACCCTTTACGATAGCTCGGAAACGCTTTATTATCAGTGTCCGATCTGCGAAGTTTACAATGGTGCCAATAGGTGCTATTCTTAACTTTTCTACTGTTTTCATTTTCTTAGCTTGATTATTCTGATTCCATAATCTTTTTCAGAAACTCCAAATGATCCGGAAATGGTACGGAGTTCTTGTCTTGCTTCTCGTATCTTTTTTCTCGTTGTCTTTCCTGTTCTTCCCGGTCGTATTTCTCCAGTTGCCTTTTTCTGTATGCTTTGAACTCAATTAGAGCAGACATGATCACCATAGGATCCACAACACCGTAAAAGGTGCCATATTCGCCAGTTTTCAACTTGAAGAAAAAAAGCAACAATTCGGAAGCTTTCAGGTAATAGTATTCCACACGTATCATCACGGAAAGCTCCAAAACCTGTTGGAATGTAGGCTTCTCTTTTACACCGGCAAACTTGTACAAGTCCATCAGTTGAGCAATTATCCAAGTATTCACCTGTTCATCTGGATAGGTTTCTCCGAGCAAAGCCAATGAAGGCGCATTCCCCTTGAACGAACGTTCCACATTTTGAGCACATACAACCTGTAATGAAGGATTGAACTTTTTAGCGAAACTTTCACCGTCCCCGTATCTATTTACTACTAACCGTGTCCTTTCCGAAAGCTTTTGCGGCATATTCGAGGATTTCACGGTCTGTTTGTTCCTCTCGTGATTTTGCCCCGTTTGGAATTGCCGGATAGTTTCTGCTATTCTTGTTGTCATAATTACCTGATATTACTTTCTCAAAATTCGTTGGTTTGATAAGCCAATCGAAAGATGCTGTCCAGCCTTTTTTGTTCTGCCCTTTCAAGAAATCGCTTTGGTATGCCCTATGAATCATGTCGGCAAACGTCTTTTTGCCATAAGATTTTATACGTGCGTTAATCATCCCTTTACGGCTATCAGAAAGCGGAGTCCTGACCGTACCAAATACACCTTTTGTTTCCTCATTGAAGAATTTGACAAGTTCGGAGTAATCGATATGTTCGGCGTGGGGCTGCGAAGTCCCACATACAAGAGATTCGTTAGAATCTCCTATATTATTTTCTTTTCTTTTCTTTCCTTTACTTGCTATTGTTTTTTCGACTTTTGCTATAGCATTGCTATCGTTTTCCGTAGCATTTGCTATAAATTCCGTAGCATTTGCTATTTCTGACTCTTTTTTCCCCCATCTCTTAGCGACACCTTTCTTTCCAGCCTCGGATCGTTTCTTCGATTTATCGTCTTTGTATCCCATTCTTTTCTTGAAGCTTTCGGAGTAGAAGTACTTACCATCCTCGGTAAAGACAAATAACCCAAAATCTTCAATCACGGATTTAATTAAGGAAGCATCTTCACGAAGGTCAAAAGCTATCATGTTATAATCTTTGACACTCATGTATTCTGGCTCCTCTCTAAGACGTTCTAAAATCATGAAGAACACTCCATATCCGGATGCCTTATGCCTCATTCGTAAGCGTATCAGCTTGTCTGAGTTCCTAGCGTTGCTGTCGTGGGGGAAATAACTCGTTAGCTCTTTCATAATCAAATCGCATAATCACAGTTTCGTTTGCTGTCGGCAACGAAACGCCTGTTGAAAAAACTACATAGAACCACTTTGGGATTCCCCATTGATACCTTGACCGGCTTCCCTCTCTTACATTTTGAGCAGGTATCCGGACGGATGGCCTGTCGTTCGTTCTTCTTTACCATATCTTTAGAATCTTACGTTTGTCAATTGTCTTCCTCTTGAAAACACAGCCCACTTTCCGTTACCCGTGTCTTTCAAATGCAAATCGGAAACTTCACCGAAACGGTTGATGTTACCGCATAAATCCACAAACCATGCGGCTTCCTTATCTTTATGAGGACGGATGCAACGACCTACAATCTGGTAATACATCGCAAGTGACATGGTAGGTCTGGCCATAACAACTGTGTCAAGTTCTGGGTAATCAAAGCCGGTAGTAAGTACACCAACATTGGCTACTACAGGTATTTCCCCGACCTTGAACATTTCGAGTATTCTTTCACGTTCCTTCTTTGGAGTATCACCGGAAACAATGACACATCCGGGTATGGACATCGTCAATCGTTCCGCTTCTTTCAAAAACCGGGTAAATACCAAAATACCCTTCCTCTTGCCTCCTGCTTTCGGATTCATCAGCCTTTGGACGATATGAACGATGTAACTATAAAAGTCTATCCGTTCATATTCCTTTTGGACTGACTTATCGGTATAGTCGGCTCCGGTAGTGTTTATCTTCAAATTGAGTTCGTTCCATCCGGTAGGATTCATCGGATAGTAGTTCACCTTTGAGAGATAGCCCATATCAAGCAAGGTCGATACCTGTACATGATAAATGACCTCTGAAAACACATGGGGCTTTGTCCGGGTTATGAATTTTAGCATAGAGCCGAAGTCACGGCTGGAACTCAAACGATATGGCGTTGCCGTTAATCCAAGAACCTTACACTTCACAGCATCGAAGAAATCCTTGTACATTCCCTCTATCGGATTCACAAGGTGACACTCGTCCACGATGATATTCTTGAAGTGGGCAAAAAGTTCCGGATGGCTTTTCACGCTACCGATGGTTGCGAATGTTATCCGGCTTATCTCTTTTGAATTGAAGGAGGCGGAATAAATGCTACAATCGAGAATCCCGTAAGAACAAAGTTTCTTGAAGTTCTGTTCAAGAATTTCCTTGCTCGGCTGGAATACCAATGTA